ATAGCTTACCCAGCGACGGATGAAGAAGGAAAGTTAATTCCGCGCGTAAAAATTAGAATACTAGTGACTACATAATATGAGTAATGGAGACGCAGTATTAGAGCAGATTAAACTATTTGGGTTCGATTCCTCGATAGTTCCCGATATTAACTTTGCAGAAAAAGATGCCTCGATAGTTCAGTCCGATACCTTAGCAAACTATAATCGAGCATTTCAGGAAGCTACACAATCGGCTAAGACGTTAGGTAGGTCGGACCCTATTCGAATCTTTTTGCTTAACCAAATCTATCAGATAGTAACTCAGCGATCGATAGTTGATTCGACAGGTAAGCAAAACTTAATCAAGTATAGTAGAGGAGATAACTTAGACAATATTGGGGCTAGATGGGGACCGACTAGGGGAGTTAGACTATTAGCGCAAAGAGCAGGGACAGTACTACGTTTTTCGTTAGCTGCGTCCCTGGCTATTAGGGCTACGATACCTTATCACACTATCGCTCAGACTAACGAAGGCATACAATTTTGGACTAAACGCGAATCGCAGATACCTATCGGATCGTTAACTGTAGACATTCCAGCAGAGGCAGTGGTGCCGGGATCGTTAGCTAATAACTTTCCACCCGGCACTGTTACCGATCTAACAAGTTGGTCTGCTCCATTCTTAATAGGAGTTACTAACTTAACCATCACATCCGGTGGAGCGGATAGAGAGACTGACAATAGGTTTAGGGCTAGAATCTGGATGGCTCCTGAGTCGTTTAGTGTAGCAGGTCCCTACGGAGCATATGAATATTGGACTAGTACTGTTAACGCAGATATAGAATCGATAAAGGTATATGGTGATCCTCGCATACCGGGTGAGGTATGGATATACTTTCTAATGTTAGGAGGTAGATTGCCTACATTAGCAGAGAAACAGCAAGTGTTAGACTTGTATCATCCTATATCTGGACCTGATGACATCAGGCCATTGACGGACTTTGTTAGTACTCCTGACCCTACTGTGATTCCGTTCATGGTTAATGCTATTTATTATGTAGACAAATCAAAAGGTATCTTTGCGCAGGAAGTTAGGAACGGAATAGAGGGAGCCTACCAAGAATATTTAATATGGCAGCAGGAGGAGGTTAATAGAGATATAGTTCCTAACAAGATGACGCAATTCCTAATGAACGCAGGAGCGCGGAGAGTAGACTATGCATGGACTGATCCAACGTTTCCTCATACAGGTTATACTAAGATTCCTGCCTCGGGATTGTTGGGATGTGCTATTGCTAGGCTAGATCCTGATCCTCTGATGCCAGGTCTAGTATATGGTGGATTAGAATCAGACGACGACTAATAATTCATAAGGCTATGATTTCTACTATTGAACTAGTGCCGGAGAACTTTCGGAATGATCCACAAGTTATAGCTGCGTGTGTGGCTCTAGATGCGGAACTAAAGGAGATATATGCGGAGATTCCTAGTGTAGCTTTTTGGCCTAACCTTGACGTACAGACTACACCAATGCTAGACGTGCTAATGTGGGAAATGCATGTCGATGTATATCAGCACCTAACAGACGGTACACCTTATACAGATGATGACAAGCGAGATGCTATCGATAAGTCTATCCCTTGGCATCAAAAGAAAGGAACTAAATGGATAGTTGAGCAAGTACTACAAGCGTATTGGCCGACAGCTGTAGTTACAGAATGGTTTCAATACGGAGGGAGACCGTTTTTCTTTCGCATAGCAATTAACGAAACGTTAGACGCAGCTACATTAGCTAGAGTAATCGACGCTATAATGGCGGTAAAGAATGTTAGGAGTTGGCTAGAAGGAATCGATAAGACCAGGGAGAGTAAGTTACAGTTATATGTAGGGCAGCTTAATAGGTTTAGGAATACAACCAAGGTTTATATGTCACAGAGAATCTTTCCGATTGGAGGCAGTTAATAAAATTATGGCTCTATTTGAAAATCAACAGTTAACAGATGTAGGATGGGACGCCCTATCAACTGCGTTAGGAGGAGGTAGGCTAACCTTCTATAAGATGGTAGCCGGAGATTTCGACATACAGGATCTCAACGGAGACGGGATAGGCGACGATCTAGATTTACCTTTATACATAGAGTTAGGAAGAAGGGTAACTGATATAGCTATTGTTAAGTATGCTATAGATGGCAAGGGTCAGATTACCTTAACAGGATTAATAGCTAGCGAATTAATAGATTGGGCGTCTGGCGACATAGACGGTGGAGGGGGAATTAACGGATTTAGATTTCGAGAGTTAGGAGTATACGCAGTTATCGAAGATCCTGGACCGTTAGGCGGAGGTCCACCATTTAGTCATGTAACTGTTATAGAAGGGCCAGCACAACATGTAATAGATCTACCAGATCCTGGATTTGGAACTCCATTGCTATATAGTGTAACTAATGCTGGAGCACTAGCGGACTATATTCCAGGTAATGCTGATATTGGCGCGACAGCAGTTGTTAATGTTATAGAAGTAACTGTAGTAATCGATCAAGCGCAGAATATACAAGTCATAGTAGTACCAGGAGACCTAACAGACGCGCAGAATATAGGCGCAGGCACAGTGGGTCCAGGCCTATATCGAGATAAGATAGGTAACTTGATTAACTTGAAAAGGTTAATTGAGGGTCCACAGATCGAGATGGATGAGACAAATGATACTATAACAATAGGTATTAAGACACTGACAGTAGATTTAGATGTTAATGTCTTTCCAGGTGCACCTAATATATTTCCTGATTTTACTACCATTCAGTTGGCCCATGACTATTTATTAGATTATCATATTCCATCTAATATATTTGCTAGTATTAGAGTTCGAGCAGGAAGATACTTACAGAATGTTCCTACTATAATTAATCATCCTGATGGTTCACGGATACGAATCATAGGAGCAGACTTAGAAATAACTCCTTTTACTAACGCGGGCAATGCAAGTAATGTAGTTAACAATAGTTTATGGAATTTTACAGGAGTAGGTGACACATCAGGATTAGTAATTGATGATTGTGTTACTATTGATACAACGTCAACAACTATAGGAGCACAATCGAGTTCCGTTGGGCATCATAAGGTAACTGCAGTTGGTGCGGGAACACTTAGTATTGTAGCGCGAACTCCTATCATAGGGAATAATGCTAACTGGCCCAATGGACAAATCATAAAATATCCTGTACAAATAGTTTGTAATAACTGTGCGGGATTTCAGATTCTTAGTGATATAGGTTTAATTTCTAACCTATCAATTAATGGAACTACATGGTCCTTAACTCCTGTAGCTGGAGCATATGGAATCGAAGTACCTACGTCAGCTACTCTTAGTTTACTTAACGTAGGGATTTCTACAGGATTTATCCAAGGTATTAGATTATTAAGTAAAGGAGTTAGTGCTAATTTTTACAATTTAGCTATTTCTGATTGTGGAATAGGAATGTTTGTGGATCGGGGCGCTTATGCGGCAGTACTAGGAGCATTAATAGTTGATTTATATGATACTGGATTATTTGTAGGAATAGGTTCTATTGTAACTGTGACTCAAAATACTGAAGTAGATTATCCTAACTTAATATATTATGTCGCTGCAGCAAGTATAATAATGTGGACAAATGCATCTGCTATAAATTTGGATGGGAGTTTAACCCTTGCTGGATTGATTGTTGGGGCATGTAATGCGCCTATTATCCGTTCTAGTGCTCCGGGAGTTATGCGGCAATACTCTTTTGGTAGTGTAACATTTATTTTAGCAGGAACAGGTACTCAATACGTAGTTGCGAATGTTGGGGCGACAGTACTTATTGATAGGAATACACCCGCAGTGCCTATAGGTTCTACTTTAACAACACCTCTAAATAGACAGTTAGGAGCAGATGGCTCTTATGTATCTCTTGCTTAGACTAATAGCGGCACTAATGAATTACTAACATATGGAGACAACTAACAAAGCGGGATGGTATGAATATATGGGGACATCTCTTGAGAGGATTAAACTAGTCTTCGATACTGATAATCTTCTGCTGTGTCCATGCGGATCGTCAAACCTAACAATAAAAAGTCATGATTTAATTATGACTATAGCCTGTTCTAATCCTGACTGTGCGCATAGAGTGTTTGCTAGGTATTGGGTAGACCTAGCATATCTATGGAACTTTAAGTGTGGATATAAATGGAATAAGCAACTAATGAACGAGCATGATTTCTGTTAGTTACGGCGATTAAATGCAAACTTGACTTTTTGTTAGAAATATGTTATATTAGTAACAGATTATAGAACTATGATCTCGATGGGATGCTTGTCTAGCACGGATCAGCTAGCAGTTAGTTCCTCGTAATTCCGGCAGGTGGAATCCCTGCTCCCATCGTAAATCATAGTCTTATGATTTAATTAACATGACTAATATAACATATGATAAACAAGACAGTACACTATGCAGT